CCTGTTTATCTCTGGGGACCCTGCAGAACCTAATAGCCTAGTATTCTCTGCCCCAGAAGACCCTACAGACTTTACCCCTGCTAGTGGTGCTGGGGTTATCAATGTAGGCTTTAAAATTAATGCTATCAAATCTTTCCGTGACACTCTCTATATCTTTGGCACTAATAATATTAAAAAAGTAGTTGGTTCCTCTCTTGATGACTTCGCCCTTCAAGATGTTACCAAGAACCTAGGTTGTGTCGCCCCAGACTCTGTAGTAGAGTTTAATGGTGATCTTCTCTTCCTTGGCCCTGACGGTATTCGCCCTATCAGTGGTACTGATCGTATTGGTGACGTAGAAATTAATACTGTTTCTAAGCCAGTGCAATCTGTTTTTGAAAACCTAACCTTGACAGAAGATACGACAAAAGCAACAATACTTGTACTGAATAAAAAGTCACAGTTCCGTATGTTCTTCCCTGAGGCAGAATCCCTTGGAGTTATTGGCGCTCTTCGTCGTACTGGACAGGGTGGCACTGGGTTTGAATTTTCACGTCTTATTGGTATTAATATGGTTTGCGGAGACTCTAGTTACTTAGGTGATGAAGAGTATGTAATCCACGGAAATTCTACTGGTACTGTATTTAGACAAGAATCTGGGAATACATTTAATAGTACCCCTATCGAGTCTCTTTATCAAACCCCATACTACCACATGGATGATCCTATCAATAGGAAAGTGTTACATGAGGTCTACACTTATCTTAGGGCTGATGGAGCTATAAGCGTAAATATGGGACTTACATACGATTACGAAGATGAGTACACATTAAGTCCTACAGATTACGCGTTTAACACAGAAGGTGCTGCTAGCTTCTACGGCATTGCTACTTACGATGAAACTAGTATTTTTGATGGTAACCCCAGCCCTCTCCGTAGGACAACTGTAGAAGGTTCTGGTAGGTCTGTTTCAATTACTTATGTGACAACAGTATCACAACCAAGCCACTCCATTGAGGCTCTAGTTCTGAGCTACGCAATAGCAGATAAAAGATAAGGATACCAAATGTCTGGATATACAAGACAGTCAAGCTCAGACCTAGTACCTACAGCGGTAGTTCGGTCTTCCCCACTAAATGCAGAATATAATAAGATTCGTGATGCTTTTACTTTTGATAATACAGGGGTTACTGGACATAAACACGATGGTTCTTCTGATGAAGGTTCCTATGTACCACTCATTGCTGATCTTGATGCCCTTAATAAAGTGGCTATTAATACCGCGAATAATCGTGTAGGATTTTTTGTTGAAGTCTCTTCTGCTGCTGTAGAGCAAGTACGACTTTCTGATGGTCTCTTTGTTCCTGTCACTACTAATGATATTGATCTTGGCTCTACTGGTGCTAAGTTTAAAGACCTACACCTCGCAGGAGATGCTAATGTAGCTGGTGACGTAAATGTTACTGGTGCTCTTGTAGGTGCTGTCACAGGTGCTGTCACAGGGAACGTAACAGGAGACCTTACTGGTAATGTTACTGCAGGTTCTGGTTCTAGTTCTTTCACTAACGTAACCATTAATGGTACACTGGATGTAACTAATACTCCTATTACTAATGTCTCTGATCCAACCTCTGCGCAAGAAGCTGCAACAAAGAATTATGTGGACACTGCAGATGCACTTAAGTTGAACCTCTCTGGTGGTACACTTAGTGGCGAACTTGCTATGGGTACCTCTAAGATTACTGGTCTTGGTAATCCTACCTTAGCTCAAGATGCAGCTACTAAGACTTATACTGACACTGCAGATGCACTTAAATTGAATCTTACTGGTGGTACCATGAGTGGTGCTATCGCTATGGGCACTTCTAAGATTACTGGTCTCGGTGATCCTACTCTAGCTCAAGATGCAGCTACTAAAGCCTATGTAGACTCTGAGATTTCAAGTGTTATTGATGCTGCTCCCGGTACCTTAGATACTCTGAATGAGCTTGCTGCTGCACTAGGAGATGATGCCAGTTTTAGTACAACAGTTACAAATAGTATTGCTACTAAACTCCCTCTGGCTGGCGGTACTATGTCAGGTGCTATCGCTATGGGAACCTCTAAGATTACTGGCCTTGGTGATCCTACCTTAACTCAGGACGCTACTACTAAGACTTACGTGGACACTGCAGACAACCTCAAGCTGAACCTCTCTGGTGGGACCATGTCAGGTGCTATCGCTATGGGAACCTCTAAGATTACTGGTCTTGGTAATCCCACTTTGTCTCAGGATGCTACCACTAAGACCTATGTAGATACTGCAGACAACCTTAAACTGAACCTCTCTGGTGGTACCATGAGTGGTGCTATCGCTATGGGTAACTCCCAGATTACTGGTCTTGCAACTCCTACTACAGGTACAGATGCTACTACTAAGACTTATGTAGATGGTATCCTTGGTTCTGCTACTGCGGCTGCTGACAGTGCTGCGGCTGCTCTGGTCTCTGAGGGTAATGCTGCTACAAGCGAGACTAACGCTGCTGCCACTTATGATGCATTTGATGACCGTTACTTGGGAAGTAAGGCTTCTGATCCAACAGTAGATAATGATGGTGATGCACTTCTTACTGGTGCCTTGTACTGGAATACAACTTCAGACTCTTTGAAGATTTATACGGGAGCTGCATGGAGTACCGCTGCCTTTGACACTTCTGGTGCTCTTGTCGCTGCGAATAATCTGTCTGAATTGGTAGACCCTAATGCTGCCCTCACTAACTTAGGCTTTACTTCCACAATTACTGAGTTAAACTATACTGATGGGGTAACCTCCTCGATTCAAACTCAACTAGACGCTAAAGCTCCAACTTCCACTACAGTAACCCTTGCGGGTGCCCAGACACTAACCAATAAGACATTCAATCTTACAAGTAACACCTTGCTAGGGACTACAGCACAATTCAATACTGCCCTCTCTGATGGCTCTTTCACTACACTTGCAGGTACAGAAACGCTGACCAACAAGACTTTGACCTCCCCCACACTCACAGGTACGCCGACAGCACCTACAGCGGCAGAAGGTACTAATACAACCCAAATCGCAACCACTGCTTTTGTGCTTGCCAATAGTGGCGGTTTGACCACGGCTACAACAACAGGAGCGGCTCAAACTGTTGATTTTGCAAATAGCTATCAGGTTGTGGAAGCTGACAGCGTCGTCACTACGCTGACCTTTAGTTCTACTGATGCGGTGCAAGAGGTTGATCTTCTGCTGAATTTGGGTGGGAAGGGCTTCTCTGCTATTTCAGGTGCCACTTACGATAGTGTTACATTTTCTGTTGGGTCTCAAACCACTGAAGGTGAGGCCATCAGGTTCAGTGTAAACGGCGAAAAAATGTTCATGTTGGATGACCAAAACCGCAGCGTTAAACAATACAGCCTATCTACTGCTTTTGATATTTCTACCGCGTCTTACGATAGTGTTTCTTTTAGCTTTAGTTCAGAGGCTACAGGCCCAACCGACTTTGCCTTCAACACAGACGGCACAAAAATGTATATAATCGGGGAGATCAAGGACAATGTTTACCAATACAGTTTATCCACTGGTTTTGATCTTTCTACTGCTTCTTACGATAGTGTCGTATTTGCCCAACTAGACAGTGTTCCGCGTGGCCTTACTTTCAACACAGATGGCACAAAAATGTATGTGCTGGGTGGAGGTGGTAGCAGCGTTAAACAATACAGCCTATCCCCTGGTTTTGATCTTTCTACTGCTTCTTACGATAGTGTTGAATATAGTGTTAGTTCACAGGTTACCAGTGAAAAGGGCTTAGCGTTCAACTTAGAAGGCACAAAAATGTATGTGATATGTAGTACTAATCTTAGTGTTTACCAATACAGTTTATCCACTGGTTTTGATCTTTCTACTGCTTCTTACGATAGTGTTTCTCTCAGTGTCTCAGGCCAAACAACCAACCCTAGAAGTCTTTGTTTTGACGCTGCTGGGGGCAAGATGTACGTGTTGGACATAGATGAAACTCTATACCAGTACAGTCTCCCAATCATTGACAACTCAGTTATTTTCCCCGTTGCCACAGTCACATCAACGCTTACTCCCGCTTTTGGTTACAACAGCTATAAATTTGCCACTGTTGACAGCGGAGCAACATATTACCTCGTATCTAAAGCAGAAGGACTGGGCACATAATGACCTACGTAATTAAAAATTCGGATGGTGCATCTTACACGCTGGGCCAGTTCAAGAACACTCACCGACACCTAGCCTATGCGGAGGATGTCCCGCCAAAAGCCTTGCTGGATCATATCGGTTATACAATGGAAAAAGTGGTACCCGAAAAAGTGGCACCCACGGCTAAAGATGTGCAGAAACTCATGGGTCAAAAACTTGAAGCCTTAGCCGCAGGATATGAGCCGCAGGAACGTGAAACGTGGGCAACGCAGGTCAAAGAGGCTGAAGCCATTAAAGCGGGATCAACCACGGCACCATTGCTGTCCTCGTTGGCGGCAGGAAAAGGTCGCACACTTGATGAACAGGCTGACAGGGTGCTGTACCTAGCAGAGCAATTCGCACTAGCGTCTGGAGCTATTATGGCTGCACGGGATGCTTTGATTGCGATGGACCCGATCCCCGAAGATTATACTTCAGATACATACTGGCCGTGAGACCCTTTACAAAAGAAGAGAATTGGTGTATAAGGCTTGAAGGTACTGAGTACATATCTCTAATTCCTATAACCTTTGATTTGGGTTTTAAGGGTAGTGGTTTTAGTTACACAGTTCCAAAAGACTTTAAGTTTGAAGTGTCAGTACCGAGAGGCCTTCGTTGGGTCTTAAGTCCTCACAACCCTAAGTACCTTAAAGCTGCAGCTATCCATGACCACATGTTAGAAAGAGGTTGGGATAGGCCTACTGCTGGTGGAGTCTTTCAAGCTGCACTTAAGGTCTCTGGGGTAGGTTCTACTAAGAGACTTACCATGTTCTTTGCAGTAACGCTTTGGAAATGGCACTAATTAATAATAAGGAAAGAGATAGAATGACTTTCTCGACAGACCAAAAACACAGGCTTCTATCTC